GTCTGGAGCAAATTTGCCCTTGGCCAAAGCTGACCCTTTATGTTTCCGAATTTTTTCCCGCATAGCATCGAGTTTTGCAGCGCCAGCATCAGATGATCCGTCTCCCAGCATGGAAACCGTTTGCGCATCGATAACATATTCACCGTCACTCAATACAGCGGGGATTGAATCAGATGTTCCTGTTCCACCGCCTTTGACATAACGGCCTTCTGCGGCTGTCTGAACGCCCTTCTCTTCCAGCTTTTTCTTTTCTTCAGCTGTCATCGGAAGGCGGTTGTCTTTGAAGAATGATTGCTCAGGGCCGTAGCCATAGGCTGTCGTGATATTTGGATTGAGCTGCTCACGAGTAAACTCGACTGGGTCAAGACGGCGCGTATCAGCCTGCGCCATCTGCGGAGCCGGAGCTTCTTCTTGGCTTTTGCCTCCAAGAGCAGATGCAGCCAGAAGGAGAGGCGCCGCTTTCATCAATGACGATGTCGCGCTGGCTTGCTGGACATTCTCAGCCGCAGCTTTCGCCGCTGCATTTAGACCCTGCGACGGCACACCCTTCGGACCTGAATAGCCAGTTGCGCCAGACTGGGCCAAGGGGCTGCTCATAAGATTCAAGCCGGAAAGAACGCCACCCTGACCGCCAGCACCAAGAGCTGCGAGGATAGGCTGAGACAGGCCGCCAGCCAATGCGCCTTGGCCAAAGTCACCGCCCGTCAATGCGCTTACCCCGCCGCCGACCAGAGCGTTACCAACCATGGGAGCAAGGGCGGATACCAATTCGCCGCCACCCAACATGCCGGACAATGCCGTGCCGATCGAACCACCAATACCCGGAAGCAAGACGTTTGCTGCAATCGGGAGAAGCATGTCGAAGATGTTGAATTGAGGAAGACCCGTTGTCGGGTTGATGCTGCCCGGCCCAAAATTTTCTTTGAGCCACTCAAGCTCTTTCTCATTCACATGAATAAGAATGTCATCGCCATGACGGCCAGCTTCACGGACTTCTTCGGCCTTTTGAGCCAAGCCGCCTGACTTCATGTGAGCTGGTTTTTCAAAGCTGATTGTGACTTGCATCATCGCTCACACCATAATCTGCAAAAAACGATCGGCCCAAAGTCGCCAGTCCGAAAATTGATACGGGTTGGGAGCCGTGCTTTGCCAGTTTGTATTACTCAGAATAACACCTCTGGCCCAATCTTGCCAGTTGTCAGGAGTATCAAGACGACCAATTGAACCGCCTGAACCATTATCAATAATGATGGGCGTCATCTTGTCCGCCCACTCTACAACACCCATCCCGCGAGGAAGTATGCCAATCATTCCACAGCTCCCAAAAGTGTACCGTCGGCAGGCTCGATATGGGCCAAGCACATGCCCATCTGATAATCGCCACCAAGGGTATTGCTGCGGAATGTGAAGCGCATCTCACGACGAATTTCTTTGAAGAAGACAACCTGTTCAGGCGGAGACGTTGGCGTTTCAGGAAACTCCATTGCCTCACTCGTGACTTCTTTGGCTCGTGCGTTGGCTCGGCCTGTCACTGATACCGTCATGGCGCCGGACTGGACAAAGTCAGGCTCGATGATCGTGATACGCAAGCTCTTGTTCTGGCTTTGCTCTGCCGCTGCAAGAGAGATGTCAGACGTTTCAAAGTAGCTTTCGATCGGATTGGCAGTTGAGCCAGTCAGCTCATCACGGCCAAACTCATGCTGCCAAAGGGTATAGCCAGCAAGGGATGCCACATCGACATCAAAGCCGGACCCGGCGCCACCGAGATAGGTATTATCAACCGTCAATACATCCCCGACCGAGTAGCCAGTTCCCGCAGAAATAAGCGTAACAGCCGTAACTGCACCAAGCGCAACTGTAACATTGAACGTCGCCCCTGACCCGTTGATGCTCGTCGTGTTTACGGTCGGAACATTATAGTAGGTGCCGTTTGTGTATCCGCTGCCGCCCGTGATTGTCCCCAAAGTGCGGATCGATTGGATCGATGTCGAGCCAATCATAAGCGGATATTGGAAAACGCGAGGATATTGACCGTTTGTTCTCCCCAAGTTGGGAAGCGCGGTGTCATACCAAGTGCCTTCACGGACATTGTAAACAACCGCGTGATTGCACTCTTCGGAATCCCCAAACGGGAAGCACCACCAAATTTCACCCCAGCGAGGAACCTTTGTCGCAAATACCTTCTGGCGCTGGGCGTAATTCAGATTGTCGAAGAAGAAGTTAAGATTGAGATTGTTCGGCACCTCACGGACAACACCATTGTAAGACAAGAACCTGTCCGTGCCGCACCAATAATACACACCATCATACTCAATTACAGACTGAGCTGATAGGATTGAGCTTTCATCTGAAATTGTATCAAATGAAAACTCAGCTCCGGTTGTCCCTGTGTAGGACATGCGGATGACGCTATCGAGGCTCCAGAGAATCGCAGATGGAGAGTTGCCTGCACCACCGCGAGTGTTAATTGCAGCAACAATCTTCTGCGCTGTTACCCATGCCTCGCCAGATCCACCGCCTGTCCAGTTTGTTGGATCGCCGGGAGCACACCATGCAACATAGCCATTGTTTCCAAAAGCCACGAGATACGGATGAAGAGCGAGAACGCCGCCTGATACTTGAGGCGCGCCTGCAAGAACGGTCAGAGCAGTGGTTGCGGTAATATCACCAGCATAAATGTCCGTGTCTGTGCTGCTTGAGATGTCGTAAAGATTAGGCGCCGCATGGGCGAAGATGGCTGTATTGCTTGTTGCTGTGTCGTAAAGCGCATCCATGCTCCACATATTTGAAGCATTATCAGCAAAGCCAGCAGGGGTGCGATCATAAGGCGCTGAACCAATCCCGCCATTGTCGATCGTCACCATCTCAAACAGGCCGGAGCTGCCTGTGAATGTGTAAAGCAATCCGTTGTAAGGATAGGTGTACATCCCGCGAGATGCGCCACCGAGATTGTTTATGATCTGGCGGTAACCCCACATCTTGCGAGGAAGCCCGCGCTGAAACCTGACCCACTGGCCGTCAACGTAGAAATCACCTTCGAAGATCGTGCCATCACGCTTGATCCCCGGCTTTGACTGAATATGGACGGGCCGTGGTGCCATTATCCCAAGCTCACCGCGTAGGCTAAAGCATTTTGATTTGTTTGTTCGATGAGAGCATCAACCTGATCAATTGAGTAAACTTCCAAAGTTGCACGGGCGGCAACCGCCGTAATCGTTGCAACACTGATATTGAAGCCAGCACCTGAGCCACCAAGATTGGTGTTTGATGCGGAAAGCAAATCACCGACTTCATATCCAAGCCCGCCATCCACCAACGTGACGGCAGTAACGCTTGTACCGCTGACCGTGATGTCGGCTAATGCGCCAATGCCTGAGCCGCCAGTGAGAGGGACGTTTGTGTAGGAACCATTTACATACCCACTTCCACCCACAAGCGTATTCATCGTGGCAATGCTGGCAGGCGATGTAAACAAAGCCTGACCAATTGTGCTGCCACCAAGAGCTGTTCTGCCCTGCGCCTGAGTTGAGGATTGGAAGACAGCAATACCAGCAGATCCGCCACCAAGATTGATCAGTGCGCCACCAGCGGTTGTCGCCCCTGTGCCACCGTCAGCGATTGAAATTGGAGTGGCGATACCAGCCGTCGCAGCGTTAACAACGTCCGTACCGTCGCAATAAAGGATGGCTCTTGTGCCTTGCGGAACAGCGTATCCAGTTCCTGTCGATGTCCGGACGGTCATCGTATAGGCATTGGTTGTCGAGTTATCGACCCAGTATTGCTGGACTGTCGGAGGAACAATGACTGCAATATTGCCAGACAAGGCGCCTGTGAATTTGTAGGAAATCTTGTTCTGCTCTGCGGTTGAGAGCGTGTATGTGCCAGATCCCGGAGGATTCAGGCTGATTGACGTATAGTTGAACGCAAAATTGACGTTCTGGCCATAACCGATCGTGAAATACTGGGTGCCGTCGCAGACGATAAAGCACGAGTTGGTCGGAGAAACGTCTTTTGTTGCAGCGCCATCAATCGTGTAACCGCCAGACGGGTCAATCGTAAGTGTACCCGTTCCTTGGTTTCTGACGGACATAAACCAGTCATTGCCAACATCGGCCGGAAGCGGAAGGGTGAGTGTGCCGACGCCGTTTGTCCAAACAAGAAGCTGGGAGCGGTTGCCTGTACCAGCGGTGTAATTGGTGTTGAACGAGACAACTTCCTGCGCCTGATTGAGCGTCGTAGCGATGGCTCTGATGCCAAGGCCAGCAAGTGCGCCTGCGGTCGCGGATGATACGCCAACGCCGTATTGATACTGGCGCCATGTCCCGTTGGCCGTTGTATTGTCAGCCAAATAGACTTGCCACAATTCACCGGAGGCAACCGTCATAATGGTATTGCCACCCGTATCTTTAACTGTGAATGTCTGCGTTCCTACGTTGTTAAACAGGGTTGTCTGGCCAGTGGAAGCCAGATCCGCTGGCGGCATGAAGATGCTTAAGCCGCCAACCGTGCAGTTAACCTCGACGATTGATGCGGCAATATTCTCGGAAGAATTGGTATCAAGCGGCCATGACAGAACAACATCGGTCGTGTTGAGGGCGACTGAATAGTAAGACAGCTCTGACGGGTAGATCGTCGCTCCACCAAAGACACTTGTATATGACATCTTAAGCCCCTGTCCGTTCCGTGGCGCGATCCGTTATGCGCTGCAAATCTTCCTTGTTGATGGCTCCCATCGACCGATCATAGAATCCCTGCCAGACCTGAATACGCTCGTCGTTCTTCAAGAACGGGGTAGCTTCCAAAAGCGCGCCGTAAAGAATCAGCTGCGGCGCATATTCGGTCAGCCAGTTGGTCTGGTTTGTGTCGCTGAGCAAAGCCGGAAGCTCGTAATAGAGAATCTCGATTGGATAGTTGTCATCCGGCGTCGGGCCAATCAGCCAGTTGTTGTAGTTGTAGTCGGCGTAAAACTTGGGCTGACCCGTCTGCGCCTCGTCGGGCCAATAGTTCCGGACATACTCATAGCTTCTGGCAAAGATCGGTGTGCGGCTCAGGTTGCCCGCTCCGGTGCCGAAGTTCATGGAGATGGTCTTTCTCCACCGATCTGGCTTTTGATAGACTGAAACACCCGTCTGAAGGGTGGTTGTTACAGCCACGATGAAGCCTTCAATCTTCAGGTCGGCCGAGATGCGCCGTTCAGCCAGAGTGATGAGGCGGGGGATCTGCTGATAAACAATCGGGTCAACCGCTGCGGATGCTCCACGCTCCAGATAATTCTGAACGTCTGTCTGCAACTCGCTGAAGGTCATTCCGGTTTGCGACGTAGTCATGGCATTATCCAACCATCTCAAAAGCTACTTTTTCAACTTCAGCCACGCGACGGCTCCAGCCTTTTCCAAATGTATCCCAAGTGGGTAGGCTTTGCAAAAAATTCAGGCGCAAATCGCATATTTCCGTTGCAAGATTACGAGCGTCCGATGATGCAACAGCATTAAGAGTGGCTGGTCCGATTGCTCCGTCCTGATTAACACCCACCGCTTTCTGTAATATCTTGGCCGCACGACCGACTCCAGAGTTAACGGCAAGGTCAAAACAGGCGTAATCCACCCCAGCTGGGAGCTTATCACATTGGATTTTGTCCCAATAATTTTTCTTGTAAAGCGGAGCTACGTCTTGTGGACCCAAGGCCCGCATAGCCGCCTCATCGACCGTATGACCGACATACTCTTCCCATACCCGCTTGGTGACGCCCAGATTGGTCATGCCGCCGGGATCTTTAGGGTGATTTACATAACCGCCCTCATGTTTCAGGACCAGAGCAAGGCACTGTTCAAAGTTATCCTGCACGATCTACTCCAGCGGCTTTGAGTTGTAGATCATCTGATCTTTCTTTTGAGAGCCAGAGGATGAGCCAAAATAAAACGCGATGATACCGCCCCATGCTGTTTGCAAAGCGCCAAGAAGAAGGAGAAGCGCCTCATTGCCTGTCGTGGGCAACCCATAAACAAGCATGTAAAGAAGAATGGCGAAGAAGCCGACCGTGACTGACACTGCAAGTGCGCGGGGAATCCAGTCTTTTGTTTCCTTTTGCATATCACGGGCAGAGGCTCGATCGCCTGCTGCAATACGCTCCAGATCAATATCAAGAGCCTTCATCTGCACGGCAAAGTCGGCGTCAATCTTCTTCAAAGATGCAAGTTGATCGCCAGTGGGGTTGGCGAGTGCGGTCATAATGTCGTCTTTGCTTGCACCTTCATGCCCAAACAAAGCGCCTGATATAGCCTTTACCGCCATGCCTGCCACTGGACCGCCGAGGGCAGTCGCAATCGTGGGCGCAACGGAACCAATTAGCGGTCCAAACGTTTTGAGAATATCCATCATTTCCTCCGCTTTGCAGCTGGCTTACGAATAGATTTCTTTGGCGCTTCTGGCTTATGACTGTATGTCTTCCATAAGAATTGAGCCGCAACGATAGAAAGGCAAACATTCATTCCCGTATCCGGTATGATGCCTATTTTAGAGTAAGACATCCCAGCAATCGGGCCTTCAAGCCATGTGGCTATAATTGTAAAAGCCGATAGAAGCGCAAAAAACCCCACAAAATAAAGAGGTTTTTCATGGTATTTTGGTAGCTTGTGAGACAGCATTGCAATCACAACGCCTACAAATAAAACCAAATCCGCAATGAATTGCAAAACGTAAAGAACGTCGTGATGTTCATAAAGAAAGTTAGCTATCATCTCTTGCTCCTTTTCTTAGGAGGAGCTTTGCCCAACCGAGACTTTGTCTGTTGGGCGACCGTCAGGATGTCTTTGCCTTCATTTATTTGAAAGAAGTTGGCAACGGCTGACATAACAAACCAAGCGCAGAACCCAATGATGAACCCAGCCATCATTTGAAATTCCCAATCGTTTGGAGCAATTTCAAAGTACTTGAGAACCGGACCAGAAAATACAACGCCCGCAAATGTAGAAACGCCGCCATGAATAGCGGCGTCCCAGATGCCTTTAGGCTTGATAAACGCCATGAGGGAAAACCCCCCTGTCATTCCACCAACTCCGCTGAAGACTTTTGCTGAAGCATAGATAATTGGTTCCGATGGCATCACTTGTCCTTAAGTTTCATCATCTCCGGCTTGAGCTGCCGGGATCTGGTTCTGCGCGTCTGTAACAATCTTGTTTACAATCGCATTGACTGCTTCCCATGGCTGTTTGCCAAGAGCGGCAAGCACGAGATTCAACTCGCTGATTGTAAACGTGATTGATACTGTCGTGGTTTCATTATCCATATCATCTCTCCCTTGCTATGGATGGTTACTTAAGGCTTTCAATTCTATCAAAAATCTTCCCGCAAATGTCTTCAACCCGCCTGATGGCTTCTGTAAATTCTGCGCGTGGAACAGAATTGACTTCCAATACATGAAGGTCTTTACGCAATTCTTTAACAGCCCGCCACAACTCATTCAGGAACCATCCGGTTCCCAACATGATAATACCAAAAAGAGCGTTTATGAGGGTCTGCGTATCCATTTCTGCGTCCTTAAGAACCAAATTCCTTAATTATAGCCGTAGACGTCTCCCGATCTATCGTCATTTGACCATAGCATGAAATATTCCAATCTTCACCATCTTGTTCATCTCGGCATGGGACTTGGATGTCCAAGTGCTTGAATAGGTATTCTTTCCCATTTTCAAATACCCGCCAAACGTGATTTGGCGTTCCTCGCCCCGGAAGTCCCCGCGATTTATTGAAACGAATACTATATTTGTTCATTTCCATCGCGGCCCCTCAACCCAGATAACCAAGGACTTACGGGTGCCTTTTGTGACGGGGGTCACGCGGTGAAGGACAAATGACGGAAAGAATATTGCTCTTCCCCTACGAACATCAACCTTTTCAGGGGTAGATAAATTAACTTCAAAGTCTCCGCCTTCAAAATCATCATTAAGAAGCAAAGTCATTGACAGTTTTCGATGCAAACCATGTCCATGACGATTTGGTTGTCCTACTATTGAATCTACATGCCAATCGTAATGACCGCTTTCGCTTGCTTTGTATGTTGTAAATTGAAAACTGTCATATCCAATTAAATCAAATTGGTAAAATTTGTTATTTACCAAATCTGTTAAATGGTTTAATTTATTAAAAATCCAACGGTTTTCTTCATCTGGCTCAGTAAAGTTTACTTTTGATTTTCTAATATGATCACTGCGATCTTTATTCTGCGTAACTCCATCTTCTAACTTTTTGTTTTCACAATATCCAACAATCATATCTAATTCTTCATTGGAAAAAAAATCATCCCAATAAACGTGTGGATATAATATTGATGACCCTTCATGTGTGTTATTTATAATCATTACACTACTTCCGCATTTTGCGTAAAACTGACAATTTGAGGAGTGTAAATAACACCAAGGTTAAAGTGTATCATTCTAAAAGGTTTTTCAGATTCATTGCGAGTAAATGAATGAGGAAGCCAAGAATTTGTAAAT